AAGGACATTGGTTAGAAAGACAATTTGGTATAAAACATAACTCAAAAAATGAACCTGACATTCTTGGTTATGAGATGAAAAAATTTTCACCCAAAACTACACTTGGTGATTTTAGTGCAAGTGAATATGTATTTTCAGGAAAAGATAAAAGAACCAGCATGAATCATCTCAACAATTGGACTGATGAAATAACATTAAGCAGAATTGATTTTATTAAGACATTTGGAAATCCAAATCCAAATAAGGAAAACAGATATTCGTGGTCAGGAAGTTGTGTTCCAACATACAATCATTGGAACTCAAACGGACAGATATTAACCATAAATGAACATAATGATATCATTATTTATTATTCGTTTTCAAATGATACAAGGAGTGTAAAATTAGATTTTCCATTATTTTTACACCACGATAATATTGTAATTGCTTTATGGAAATCATCAAAAATGAAACCACATATTGATAACAAATTTTATAAAAATGGGTTCTTTATATGTAAAAAAATAGGCAGTACATATGAAAAGATTTGTTTTGGCAAAGCATTTAACTTTGAGTATTTTATTGAATGTATAAAAAATAAAAAAATTATATTCGATAGTGGAATGTATTGTGGAAATAATCGTAATTATTCCCAATTTAGAGGTACAAGTTTTTGGAATGAACTAATTACTGAAGAGTATTAATTATATACTTACCAAGATAATAGGCAAACTTACACGCAACCGCATTTCCTATTTGCATAATAATATCTTTATTTGAACCCTCTATAATATAATCATCAGGAAAACTCTGTATTCTTTTTAGTTCTATAATGGTTAATCTTCTAATTTCTTGTTCGTTATATTTAACCAACGCATCATAACCATCTTTCCAATATCTCGCCGGAATTGTATAGGATGGTTTGTCAAAGTCTAATATTTGCGCCCCAAACCCGAACCCTTTTTCTTTGTTTACATTTTTTTTATGTTTAATTCCTGCTAATGCTTTTTCACTCAAATAATATTTTTTATCAACCTCTTCTTTTTGAATTAATTGGTGTTTAACTGGAATTCTATCTTGAACTGATTTTATAATTGGCGCTGGTTCTTTTGGTAAAATATTTAAGTCTTTTCGAATCCCAATAATTATAGTGCGTCTTCTATTTTGCGGAACTTCAAAATCACTTGCGTATAATTTATTAATTATACAATTATAATTTCTATTCAATTGTTCCATTATGATGTCAATCACCTTTTCACCATTTGCGGTTTTTTTTGAAAGCATCCCGATTACATTTTCCATGATAAATGCTTTGGGTTTAAAATAATCAAGATATTTCACATATTCCATAAATAAAGCATTCCTTGGGTCATTTTTATCTCTTTTTCCAGCAATACTAAAACTTTGACATGGTGGACCTCCAACCAAAATATCTACAGTTTTATTTTCCTTATTGTATAATTCATTAAACTTTTCAGGAGGCAACTGCGTTAAGTCCGCACAATATGCTTTGTGATGATAATTTTTATTATAACTTTCAACCGCTTTGTCCCAAATATCAATTCCAGCAATTACATTCAATCCAGCATCAGTTAATCCTTTTGACATACCACCGCAACCACAAAAAAGGTCAATTACATTTGAAATAGGTGTTTTTTTTTCAATGAGTTCAATTAATTCTGATTTATTTTTTGAACTACATTTTGTAATACCCAAAACGTTACACTTTTCCAATAATTCCAATTTACTGTTTGATAAATTCATTTGTTTGGCATAACCCTTTTGGGTAAATTCTTTTCCGCATTTGACCATGTTGCGTTATAATAGAATAGTTTAAATCAATTTAAGTTAAATTCCTTATCAAAATCTAATTTCGTGACCAAAATTAATACTGCAATAAATTGGTCGGGTCAGAATTAGTATTGGTGTACCATTGAAAAGATAAATAGGGTGGATTATTGGTTAATATATTACTTGAAGCCTTATTGGCTCTTAAATTGGGTCCTTGGTTGGTAATGTATACGATATCACCTGGATGAAGCGCATAATTAAAATATCTTAAATCAGATAAATTGCCTGAAAATCCACCATTGGATGCAACATAGACATTTCCATAATTTTGTTTAGGGACACTTGTTAAGATATGACGTTTTGCCAAAGCACCATTAATGTAAACATCTAAGGCATTATTGATGGTTCGAATGACCACATGAACCCATTTATTCATTGGAATATTTGGAATTTTAATTTCTTCATTAATGACCGTAAATGTATTCATCATAACAAGAAGTTCGTTTGTCTTGGGAGAAATGTATAATCCAGGAGCGTTGTTGGGTGTATTGATACCCGAATCTACATCCAAATTTTGTTCTCCTTTATGAAAAATATGTTTATAGAGTGTGCTGGTTGAATTGACATCGGTAATATTTAACCAAACAGACCATGAAAATTCAATACCGGTTTGATTGTCAGATCTGGTCAGTGGAATGGCACCCTGAACGGTAGGGTCTTGTGAAATGACGACATGAGTATTGCCTGGTAACAATCCTTTGATTAAATAAGGACTATTTGGTGAAAAAAGGAAAGGAACTAATTTGATGAATGCTTGAATTACAATAATACAACCAATAAACACTAATAAAATAAATAAGAATCTGACCAAAGGGCTTGGTTGGTCATTCATAGAATTCATACTATCCATATATAGTAAAGTTATAAAATTCAATTTTCGTGAATGCATAAGGGTAAAGTCCATTCGTTAAATGGTGTAGACGTTGAGGTTGATTTTTCTGACGAAATCAAAATATTTAATGCTTCTAATCTACGCTGAAGCGAGTTTTTAGACGGAATTTTCCTAGATAATTGTTTCCATTTCCATTCAAACTGCAATGTATCTTTCCATGTTGGAAACCCAGATACATAACATACACGAACCCATGTATCTTTACTTGTATATTTTGCACCACCTTTAATTTCACGATTGTGTTGCCTTAATCTACGTTGTAGATTTACGGTAGCACCAATATACGTTTTTTTATTGGATTGTAATAAATACACATACATATTATAGTAACATAGATAAAGCCAAATACGTAAAAATTCCAGATAAAGCAGACCTAACAATCATGGACGTGTCCTTATCTTTTATTCCTAAATCTCGAACAATTGAAAAAGCTTGACTGGATGCAAATACTATAAATAGAATTGCGCTAATTAAACCACTAACCATTTTGATATCCATACTATTCGCTTATATTTTTTCCTAAAGGTATTCCTTTGAATCTTAAATGTTCTAATTGAATTTGTCCTAATATAGAATTGATATCTTCTAACTTCATTCTAAAATAATAAGGAATTTTAAGATTTCCCTTTTCGGGAAAATGTAGGAATTGTATTGCTACAATATATTTAGTTGAAGAAGTGGGACAATCATGTTCTGGTTTGCATATGTAAACTTTAGAATAAGAGCTTGATAATTTATAGAGATACTGAATGGCCTCCGCAGATGAAGTTGTGGATATTTTAGAAATATAATATCCATGTAAGGATTGATACTTTAATATGTCCAAGGAAAGGGAATCGGATGTATCAAGAATAATGGAATAGTCTCCTTGTTCTTGTCCAGTGTACGTAGTTCCCTCTGGTATAGAATACAAGGAAAGCAAGTCAGATAAAGAAACGGACTGAGTTTGCAAAGGAAAAGAAGAAATATAATGAGGCAACGACAGGGTAATTGGATCTGTCGTTTCTTCAAACATGGAATTCGATAATGTTTTTGGTAATAAAAAATGGCACATAACTAACTAATCGTGAAATGTATTTAAGTTTTAAGAATGACAAGGATAAAATACATGAATTTTTCTAAATGATAAATGGGACGATAATTGTTATTAAAATATTGTAAAAATAAGATACATTCTTTTATAATAGAAATCTTTTGTGGAACGGTAGTTGGTAAAGTCGTAATTAAATAGTAAACAAACGATTCAACTCCCAAATCAAAAATGAGGATTGAATATAAATCTTCACGTAATTCTGACATGGTACATGTAAGTAAAGACTTGTAAATTTTGGTAAACATGGGTTTATGTGGTTCAATCTCCAAGTGTCGCAACGAATATTTTAAATTTGAAGAAGGGATAATATTGAGTGCACTATGTAATTCACTTGACGGTCTTGGTACGGAAAGAAGTTTGCATTTTGACAATAAAGTATCTGGTAAAAAAGAAACGGCTTCAGTTAAAAAAATAAATTTAACTTGAGGAGTTATATAACTATAAAAAATTTCAAGTAGTTCATGATTTATTTTATGTAAATTTTTACATACAATAATACCATGTTTATCGGAATATTTATTTTGAATAATTTCTACAATATGATTGTAGATATCGTCCCATAATAACTTTGAGTTGCATCCAAGTAAATCCATATCAACTTCATAATGGATATCGCTCATTTTAATATAAAACGAGGAACTTGTATTAATTAACAACCTTTTTTCATGTTTTAGATGACTTGGACTGTAGTGTTTTACAATCTGAAGCATTTGTGTATATTTGCCGACACCTGCTGGACCATAAAGAATCAGTGGTTGAAAATTATCTAACGACGGAAACGTTAGAGCTTGTAGGTCTGGTCGTAGCTCAACCGTGTAATTGATATAATCTATAAACTTATCCATAAAAGAATTAGAAAAAACGTTTTATACTTGTAAACTATATTAAATAATGGTTATACAATAGTATCATGCAATTTATAAAAAATTGGTGGTATATTGATCAATACTATAAAATTACGGCTGACGGAACTCAAAAAAGTATTTACGATTCATCTGAATATGTATATATCTTACATATACATAAATCTCCTACAGAAATACGCTATCGGTTTATTAAACCCGGTCAGTCCTATCAATCGTCTGCGTTATCTTACAGCATATTTGGCCTATCTCTAACAATAGAACATAGTTACACGTTATGGGGGGTATCTATCACTACGCATCGTAGTCATATTTTACCAGTAAAGTCTTTTTTAATTGAAGGAAATATATTAGATGATACCATCGTGTTATGGCTTTGCAAACACTATTTACATGTTACACCAGGGAAAAGTCTATGGACCATCATTGATGATCAGGTTCGACTTCATACTGGTAAAACGGTTCACTTTGGTGATATCATTACCTATAGTTAATGACTTAATTTCAAAAATTGAATTTATAGAGATAATTTTATAGTATATAATGTGTATCCAGAAAGGTTGTAACACAGGACCATCATTCAATCTAGAAGGTCAAACCGCAAAATACTGTTCTACACATAAATTGGACGGAATGGTTGATGTAAAATCTGCAAGGTGTATCCATGAAGGTTGTAAAACAAAACCTACTTTTAACCTAGAAGGACAGAACGCAAAATATTGTGGACTACACAAACTTGATGGAATGGTAGATGTAGTAAATAAAAGATGCATACATGAAGGTTGTAAAACAAAACCTACTTTTAACCTAGAAGGACAACAGGCAGCATACTGTAGTCTACATAAATTGGACGGAATGATTAATGTAGTACATCAAAGGTGTATTCATGAAGGATGTACAACACTACCATCATTCAATCTAGAAGGACAAAAAGCAGCATACTGTAGTGTGCATAAATTGGACGGAATGATTAATGTAGTAAATAAAAAGTGTATCCATGAAGGTTGTAAAACACTACCATCATTCAATCTAGAAGGACAACCCGCAAAATACTGTTCTACACATAAACTTGATGGAATGGTAGATGTAGTAAATAAAAAGTGTATCCATGAAGGTTGTAAAAAAGGTCCGACATTCAATCTAGAAGGACAGAACGCAAAATATTGTAGTGTGCATAAACTTGATGGAATGATAAATGTAAAATCTACAAGGTGTATCTATGAAGGATGCACCACACAACCTACTTACAATCTAGAAGGACAACAGGCAAAATATTGTAGTGTACATAAACTTGATGGAATGGTAGATGTAAAATCTACAAGGTGTATCCATGAAGGTTGTAAAACAAAACCTACTTTTAACCTAGCAGGACAAAAAGCAACATATTGTTCTACACATAAACTTGATGGAATGATTGATGTAAAATCTACAAGGTGTCTACATGAAGGATGCACCACACAACCTACTTACAATCTAGAAGGACAGAACGCAAAATATTGTAGTGTACATAAACTTGATGGAATGATAAATGTAAAATCTACAAGGTGTCTACATGAAGGTTGTAAAACAAAACCTACTTACAATCTAGAAGGTCAAACCGCAACATATTGTTCTACACATAAACTTGATGGAATGATAAATGTAGTATCTCCAAGGTGTATCCATGAAGGTTGTAAAACAAAACCTACTTTTAACC